AAAAACTTTCTAGACAAACAGTCCTGTGTGCTCAAAACTCTTTTCCGTAACCGCGTAGATATGCCGCGAGAAACACTTGAGGAGTACTACCACAGAACCAATGAATCAGTCGTGCTACCACGCTTGGTGATAACCGATCCCCCTTTCTTCGACAGTTGAGACTGACGCTCTGGTCTTTTGCCGCCGACGCGCCCGTCAGCCGGTCTTCAGGTCTGGTCTCATTTTGGGATTAAAAGGAATCTGTTCCACTAGCAAAGTGGGACACGCTGGGGAGTATGCCGGATGCTTCACATGAAATGGATAGACTAAGAAGACGATTGCCGTCGCCTACTTCGCCCCCACTGCACGCAGCAGTTTCTGAACTGCTGTTGCCGGCAAATGAATGGACTTTTCAAGTTCCACCTCCTTACTCTCATAGGGAGTTGTGGGCTCACTCATATCCAGGCCGCCTTCCGAGGCGCCTCGAACACGAGATGGACCCACCAGCCGCGCGAGCAGAGATCGCATTTCTTTGACCTCGTCGCGGAGCTCGGACACCTCGCACGCATCAGCTCCCACACGCTTTGTCAAAGTGACAAGTGTGGTTGGAATTTGCGTAACATAGACATCCAAATATCCAGCTCCACTAGTTACAATGGTGGCTGGAGAGATAGCCAAATGACCAGTAGCACCGACACTAACCGTCGCACTCAATGAGGCGACAGCAGTTGTTGTGCCTGCTAAGCTTGCAGCCGTGGTAGCAGAATCAACTGCTCCACCATTTGCAAACATATCAATCTGAGCCACCCCCCCAGTCACCGCTGACACACTCAATGCTCCCGCCGAAGTGGCACCATTGAGATAAATGTCAATCTTGTAATTTCCCGGAACCCCAGCAGGAAACGCCACCTGATTGTTGGCACAGGTAATGCCAAGCATGGCGGTCGAACCCCCAGGTTGCAACACGGCACCAGCAAAGTTGTTGGCGCTTGTTGCGATCAGGGATGTGAAGTGAATCATGCCACCCAATGCTGAATAAGACTCAAGAACGGGCTCGCTGAAGCGCACGCGATATCTCACGCGCAATTCTCCAAGCGTACCACTTGTGCCATACAGGCCGTACGTGGCAACATTCAAGTTGCCAATGTCGTACGTCTTGAGGTCAGTATTGGCTGGCTGAGCGCCAGGTCGAACATACTTCGCATCAGATTTGCGCGCACACGCGCAATCGATGGGAAGACGGATAATGGGTTCACTAGGGATCCCATCTGAGTGCGGCACGGTATCTTCCATCTGTTGTTTCGTCGCAGGCGCTGGATCACTAGCGTCATAGTCGAAAGACAGAATAACCTTGCCCACACTCCCGTAGTTAGCAAATTCGCTAACCTCTCTCTTGTAGTAGAACTCCAAATACTCAAACTCATACTTTTCGTACAGCTGAGCAATCTTGTTCCCCCAAGGGAAAGTGCCGCTCTGGCCTGGGTTGCAGGCATACTGACTCACGTTAAACGTGAGAGCACCTGCAGAAACCTCACCAATATACTCATCTTCCTCAATCACTTGAGAACGGCGAGTCGTGGCAAAGTTCCCTCCTACTCGGAGACCCACAGGCCCACGGCGCAAAGAACCAGCACCTTGCGGATTTGGTCCTGCGCTCATGAGCATCCCACCGTTTTGCTTAGCTTGACGCTTTGCTTTGCGGCGGGCAGCCTTAGCACTCTTCTGAGGCTGAGGCTTCGCAGCTGCGGTCACCCGTAGCTGCTGACGGCGAGCCTTGCGGCGAGCTTTCGCTGCAGCAGATTTCACCATTGAGGACTTGTTGAACGGTTGAAAGAGTAGAAAGTTGACTCAAGAACAGATTTTTAAAGCCGTGCATTGTACTTTTGTGCACCACGGCTTCTTTACCTGCATAAAGGGCCTCGATCCAAAGGTCCGTCTTGTAGACACTTTCAATATCTTTCATAGGGATTTGAAGCACGTGTGAACGTGCTACGCCTCCCACCATCTGGTCGCTATAAAGCTTCCATAGCCAATCAATGTAGTCCTGAAGGACACGACGACAGTCCAGATTCCCATAGGAATCAATACGCAAGGCACAAGCACGCAGCAAATGCCAGCGAACGTCATCAATGTCAGACCCCCACATCAAAGAAGACATGACACGATCTGTTTCTGGATTAGACACCCAGCACTCCATTCTAGGATCAAACCTAAAGCCATTGCTAAGAAAGCAACAATCTCTAAGCTTTCGAGGAACATCCTCGCCCTTAGTGGTAACGCCGATGCCAGTCCAGATTGCCTTAATCTCCTTAGGATTGAAAAACTTCACAGCAAGATCACTCACTGTGAACGTATTATCATCTCCATTAAGAGCAGCCTCTACATTTTCCTCAAAGTCTTGACGAGTGGTTTCACGACCAACCCTTAGACATTGAAGAATCCATGCATAGGACAAAAGGCGATACAGAATCATGGTGTTATCGACGATCGTATTGGTACTTCCCGAAGGATTCCCTGTATGCTTTTGAATCAGATCTCCATTCTCAAGAACTATAACCGAATTGACGACAGAATCGTACAATCGGCTTAGGCGAAGCCAGTTCTTGGGAGTTTGATCTGAATTACGAAGCATCGACCATCGTAAATCACGTTGTCCGAACATTGCCTTTGCAAACAAGCTGGAATCATACTGAGACTCATCCAACTCGAAAGCATTGGGGTGCTTATCTAGCCTCCTATAGAGACTATCCCACCCGCCCATGAACTTTGATATCCCCACAAAGCTCCACGTGCGAGCAGCACCTGAATAAAAACCATTATTCATGTCCAAGCAGAGACGATTCATACTTGTTGCGTGTTCTATCGGACTAGCAGTGAATGTGCGAACATTATTCTCTGCAAGTTTCTCAAGAGCACGTAGCTCAATCTTTTGAGCACATGTCCAAATAGGAATGGTTTCCATTTCAGGCAGCACCAATTGCTCCCAGAAATCCTCCAGCGCCAAAGCAGCCTTTGGATTATCTAGGAATTCGCGTTTATCCTTGAACTGACGATTCCAAGGATAGCCGCAGGAGGTGGTTTTATCCATCTCCTGGAGAACGGTTTCTTGATCGAGGACTTCCGCTCCGCCCATAACTTTGCGAAAGTGCTCCTCGGTCCAGACTCCAGCTTGAACCCATGCAGGCTCATCAACTACCGGTTGTGCTTTGTCATATTTTGCAATAGACTTAAAAGACGCTTCCAGATTGGGTGAGACCATGCGATAGGCGCCAGGGATTAATAACCCTCGCTCTCCACTGAACTTCTCAAAACTACTGTTACGCACTTCTTTGCTTTTTAGCACAGAGTGACGAACAGTTTTGCCAAGAAAGTCACAGTTTCCTTGAGTAAAGTGACGATTGTACATTATAGAGCCCATTGTATTTCCAGGTTGAAATACTTGTCGGTCCAGGTATTTAGAATACCATCGCGCCCAAATATCTCGGTTAGGCAATGGGACATCTAAAAATGCGAACCAAGCTTGGTGGCGACAGTAACCGTGACGGGAATGAATGCATTATCACTCTCACCTCCGGCACAATGCCAGCCAACCAACTTTCCATGTGTATTCACTACCGCGCCACCAGAGTTCCCTCCTTTGGACGAGTACTTCGCGCGAGCATATTCTTCACCTTCCTTCTCGGAAACAATCTTTGTGACGAACCCTTGATCCGTCGCTCCGATCTGGTGCTGAACATTCTCACGAGAATTGTAACAACATAGAGCCACTTTTTCTCCTTCCAGAACACGCGCAAGTCGAAGCTGTCTAAGCTTCTTTTCACGCCATGCTACAGGCATCTGGAATGCCATTTGGTCGTGGGCCACCTGCTTACCATCAGAGACTTTCATCTCGACACTACCAGCAGTCGGGTGGTAAAACACCACCTTCTCACCCCCCTCCTTAAAAAGATGCTTGGAAACCAAGATGGCATTGCAGCACAAAACGAAACACTGTTCGAATGCACCACACACTGCCCAACCCACACACTCAAGGGGGTTCTTCATCTCAAACTGAGGACCATTGTGCATTGATTCCGGCTTATCCACCTTGGGCTTTTGAGCCTGAGGTTTCTGGGAATTCTCCTTCTGCTGCTTATCAAGCTGCTTCTTGAGATCCCTCTCAGCCTTCTTCTTTTGCATATGGAAACGACCACACTTGCAGTCCACTTTACCGGTACACTTACCGGACGTCTTGATGAGCGTGGTAGGAAGAAGAACAACATCTTGGTCCTTTGCCTCCTTCTGATCGACCTTAATAAAACCAGACTTAAAAGTCTTCTTCACGAAAACTCCCTTCGCCTTGGCTTCTTTCTTGTCTTTCGGAATTGGCATTCCTCCTGTCCACTTATTGGGCATGACATCACGATTCATGGAAATATCCATCGGATGCTCATAACGCCAATTTTCTTGCATCGCTTCTGCCTTAGTGGCGCGGCGATACAAAGCTCCTGACTCATCTTCGAAGTATTGGACTGGCTCGCCAGTCAAAGGATCATACTCAACCCACGGCCGACGAGAACCTTTCTTTTGGTTGGAGTTTTTACGCTCCTTCTCGTCGGATGGTGAATTTTTCTGCTCCTTTTTGGCCTTGGGCTTACGGTCATTAGCCTTATCGCTTCCGGCCTGCTTAGACTCTTTCTCATCTTTATTCTTTCGAAGAATACGGATGACCATCAGAAGTCCAGCAAACAGCACAATAACAATGCAGGGCAACATCCAGGGTTTCTCTTCAGTCACCTGTTTCAGTTGCGCCAAACGAGAATGCTCCTCCTGTGAAGTCCAGAGCTTTCTCATATGTTCCCACATAGCATTGTGTTGCGCACCATTGGAGACGGGATACGGATTTACCGCATGAGCGACAGGTATGGGCACCTCATGAGAGGAATCACCACATGCCTTACACTGCACCACGTCACCATGGGCATTTTTCTTCTTCCCCTTCTTGATTTCCTCGGTGTGCTTCCTTTCTTCTTGGTCTGAATAAGATTCAGAATCAGAAGATGGATCCTCATCCTCCAAATCGACCGGAGACGGCGGAGGAGGTAGTGGATCCAGAATTCCTCCAGAGACAAAATTAATTGCACTGGGGGGCTTCACCTTGGCACTGAGCTCATCGACAGCACCAGCTAGTTCTTCAACATAGCCAATACCGGCAAATTGCCCAATATCATTTTTGGTTCCGAAGAAGGAGCCGAAGAAACGAATCCCTTCACATGATGTTCGAATCATGTGACCGAGACTCTTCAACGAGCTCCAGATGCGCATTGCACCTGCAAACCCCTCCTGATAAAACAGGGGAATAAAACAGGCAACTGCGAAAATATCGAAGAGTTTGAAAACCTCAGCTTCACCGAGCATCTTACTCTCCTTATTATCGCCTTTCTTCTTCTCAGCTCGCACCATGCGCTCGTACAATTTCTTGCACAGAGCTAACACAGCGATTGCTATCGCAGAATAGCAGTACACATCCCACGCAGATTGTGCTTTGGCCACACCAGCGCCAACCTGATTGACGACTGGAACAGCATGATTCGCAAGATTTGCATGCGCATCAGCTGCCGCTGAGACCTTGCGCTCCAGCGAGACCACTCGCTTTAGCACACCATCCCAGACCTGAAAGGCCTTGGCACTAACTGCCTTGTAGAAGCGATACGCGGCAACGCACGCAACTACGCCAACACACCAGAAAACCACCCACAACAAAGACGAGAGAGCAATTGA